CTATTCTCAGGGGGTGGGGATCATTACACCGCCGCCGTGCCGCGCACCAGCTTCACAATCAGCGTGCTCGTGCTGATCGCCACGCCCAGCACCACCGGATACCACCCCGTCGTCACATCGCCCACCGGCGCAATCCCGCCCGCCGTCGCGCTCAGCACATACACGCCCTTCGCCACCGTGCCGCCAACGGTGAAATCGTCATCTTCCACCACCAATCGCACCGGCTGCCCGCTGCTCGCCCCGTTCACAGCGATGCCCACCGCGTTCGCCGTCGCAGCACTCGCGTTCGCATCCGCCAGCTTCACGCGCCCATCGGTCGCATCCACATAGCACACCTGTCCCGCCGTCACCGTCGCGCCCGCAATCCCGTCCCGATACACCGCATTCGCCCCCGGCACCACATCCGCCGCCGTCACCGTTACATCAGCCATCACGCACCCCCCATATTGAACTCACTAAACCCCGGTAGATTCCCCGCCAGCGCCGCCAACTGATTTTGTTGTTGCGCTGCCTTCTCAGCCATCAACGCCGCGATTTTGTCCGGGTCATACCCGTATGCCGCCGCGATCAGCCGCAAAAACTCATGCTCGCCCACGCTCTCCCGCACCTTCAACGCATTGTCAATAATCTCCGTCCGGTTGCGGATTTCCGCCTGCCGCCATCGGCACATCCACCGCGCCGCCGCCGGAGGCAGCACGCTCCCGAACACCCCCGCCAACCGGTGCGCGAACGCCATCACGTCCTCCCACACATTCCCGTTTCGCACGCTGAACACCTGCACTTTCTCCAGCAGGCCGTTCTCACGCTCTTTCAGCGCCTCGCCACTTTGGCTATCCCCGCCCATCATGCTCGGCAGCGGTGTCCGGCTGATCGTCCCGATCTGGTTAATCAGCCAATCGGCCTGCGCGATAAAAGGTACAATCTGCCCCTGCTCCATCACGCCCGCATCCGCCACCTGATCGTTCGTCAACCCGTCCGGCGCGATCACCACCCACATCCCCGGCGACAAGTTCGCTGGCGGGTCAAACCCCCGCGCCACCCGCACCTGAAACGCCGTCAACTCGCTCGTCAGCACCATGCTCACCAGCGTTCGATTCAGCGCATCCTGTAGCGGCACTACGTTCGCAATCTCCGAGCGCCCATAAAACCGCCCCGTCCGCCGCTTGTTCCGCAGATGAAACACCGGAACGCCCAGTGCCCCGCCCGCGTTATCCACCCACTCCGCCGCCTCTAGTTGGATGAACTCCCCGCCCACTCCCACCGTTGCCCCATCCCGATAGAGCAGCTTTTCCACCCGGTCAGGCAGATACACATTCACCCGCTTATCATCGCCCTCGTCCCACACTTTCACCGCCCCCACCATCTGCTGCGCCATCCGGTCATACACCGGAATCACGCCCACCCGCCCGTCCCACGCGCTCTCATGCGTCAGCCGCACCTGCTGCGCCTCATTGTCCCAACTCACCATCACGAACGCATCCCCATCACACACCGCGTCCGCATGCACATCCATTTGCAGCCCGTCGAACCGATTCGCCGCCATCACCCCCGCCGCCCACTGGCTCGCCGCATCGTTATCCGTCACGATGCTCTCGACCACCAGCCGATCAGCCATTCGGTCAACCACCATCTCGCAATAGTTGTCATTGAACTGGTCAGTCACCGTCCCGCTGATACGCAGCATGTCCCGCATCGCGCTCGTCAGTTTCGCCCGATGCTCCCCCGCGTTGTACTGCCGCCACAGCGCCACGCCCTGCCCCCACACCGTCACGCCGTCCTGCCAGTCCACCGCCACCACATCGCCCAACATCCGCTGCAAATCGTTAAGCATATCTCCGCCCTACCGCCTTAATCGGCTTCTTCGGTTCCTCGTTTATCATTTCCCACGCCCCGCTGCTTGCATCCACCTGATCGTCATGTTCGCCAAAGGGGAATGCCGTCAATTCCTCGATATACGCATCCGCCCACGCCCGATCCGCCAGATGCACCAGCCCCAGCGCCGCCCGCGCCGCAAATGGCAGCACTCTTGTCACCTTATCTACATGCGCCGTATATCCGCGTATCACATGCCGCGCCAGCCGCCGATCTTTCGCCAGCGCCTGTATCGCCCGCGTCATATACCCCGCCTGCTCGAATCCCTGCACCACCTCCGCCCCATCCGCCAGCATCACATCCGCAATGAACCTCGGCAGATCGTGTAACTCCACCCGCCCCCGCGCCACATCGCTGATCGTATGCTCCCCGTTCGCGTGTGCATCCATCCTCAGCCCCACCGTATAGTCCGCCCCGGTTCGGCTGCTCATTGCCAAATCCCAGTACCGCACCGCCCTCACCACCTGCGGTACAACTCGCACCCTCGGCTCAAACCACGCCCGTTTGATAATCCCGCCCTCCGCAGGTCGAGGCTCTTGCATATATAGCGCCGCAAACGAGTATTCCCCCTGCGTTCGCGCTATATCCCTCAGCGCCCCCGCGTCATATCGCTCCGGCCATAGCACCGCTCCCACCTCTCGCCCCAGCGCATCCCCCCCCACCGCCAGCGCGGGCAGCACCAGCGTCTCCCACTTATCCCCCTCGCGCTTCAGCAGCCGCCCGGTCAGATCGTCCTGATGCCACCGCGTCGCCATCACGATCACCGCCCCGCCCGGCTCCAGCCGCGTATACAAATCGTCCGTATACGAATCCCAAATTTTATCCCTATACGTTTGCGATTCGGCCTGCTCACGGTTTTTTACCGGGTCATCCAGCACCAGCAGATGCGCCCCTTTGCCCGTCGCGCCGCCACCCATCCCCAGCGCGTCCGCCCCGCCTTCCTCGTTCGTATCCGCGATATTCCACTCCATCACGCTCTGGCTGTCCCCCGCCAGCGTCGTTCCCGGAAAGATCGCCCCATACGCCCTCGACCTCAACAAATTTCGCGCCGTCCGGCTGTTTTTGTTCGCTAACCCCTGCCCGTAGCTCACCAGCATCACGCGGTGTCCCGGATTGCGCCCCAAATGCCATATTGGATACAATCGGCTCACCGTCAATGTTTTCCCGTGTCTCGGTGGCATCGCAATAATCAATCGCCCGATGCCCTCCGCCCCCCGCGTTTCCACATACCGCGTCACCTGCATAAGCTGCTCATCCAGCAACCGCAAATGCGCCGCATCCTCATACCCCCGGTACACCGCCGCCTTAAACGCGCTCAGGCTGATGTCCTGCCGCCCCGTGCGGCTCAGCGTCACCCCGGCTGCCGCTAGGCTGTTACGCGCCAGTGCCTGCGCCAACGCCCAATTCATTAATCATCGCCTCGAATACTGCCCCCAGATCAACCCCCCGCGCCCGCGCCGCCTCTGCCAACTGCCGCTGTAACCCCGCGTCCACATCCAGAATCAGCCGCGTCGTCCGTCCCCAGTTCTGCGGATCGCTCCGCTCCAGAAACCACGCATCGGCCTGCCAATTTCCCGCCTCGCCCGCCGCCTGTATCCGCTGGATTCGCGCCCGCCGTGCATCGGCCCGCGCCTTTTCTACCGCCGCCGCAAATTCCGCATCGCTCCGCTTCCAACGCGCCAGCGTATCATCGCTAATCCCCGCCACCGCACACGCATCCGCCACCGTATTCCCCTCCCGCAGCGCTCGTAACACTGTCGGGATGATCGTCTTATCCACCTCATGCAGCAGCTTATTCGTTCGTTTTTTCGCCGTCCCGGCTACCGTCTTTTTCTGTGCCATAGCTCTCGCTGTCCATTTCCTCACCTATCCCCACTGTATCACCCTGTCAACCACCCCGCCTCTCCCCCCCTCTCCATGTAATGGGGAGGGGGCAGGGGGTGGGGTTCTTCTCGCATCATGCTCCGCACAAGCCACCCGCCACGCCGCGATAATATCCGCCATCCCGATCCCCCCTATTCCCCTCTCCATGTAATGGGGAGGGGTTAGGGGTGGGGTTCTTCTCCTATTCCCCTCCCCTATCGCTATGGGGGAGGGCAGGGTGGGGGACTTCCGTACCGCCCGCCGCGCCATTACCTCCACCCGCGCCAACGCCGCCGCCTCTGTGCTGCTCTGGCATGCCCCCACCGCGTCCGGCTCATACCCCGCCCAGAATCGCCAGCTCTCAGCCCGTCGCTGCACCGCCCGCGCCTCTGCCATCTCTAGCGCTCGCTGAAAACTGGTTTGCATCATCACCTCATGCCGGTGCAGGCAGCCACCCACCCCGCTGCCCCACCCGGATAATTTGCTGTTTGCCCTCTAACCGGTTCAACACATACCGCAGCGTCCGATCATGTTTACCCAGCATGTCGGCCACCACGACCGTCCGCACCGGCCCGCCCGTCCACCGGTGCACCTCATAAACTTTTTTCAAAACCACCATTTCCATAAACGTCATATAACACCCCTAGCCTGATTGTGCGCTCCCCTACGCTGCCTATCGGAAATTCACAAACCCCACTCATGCCCCTCTCCCCAACCGCTTTTCCATGCCGAACAACTTCGCCCCGCTGCATCATCCCCACATCGCCATTTGCTCTGCCCGTTCCACCTTCGCTCCCACGCACCCCGGCGACAACCATAACCGTTCCCGTTGCTTATTCCCATTGCTGCTGCTGCCGTATCCACCTGTCGCCTGCCACTCGATTACCCGCCATCCCGCCGGCCACACATACCCATCCTCATAGCCGCAGTACACAATCCGCAGCAGCGGGTTATCGCCGTTCTCGATAGCCCACCGCCGCGCATCGTCCGCAATCGTGTGTGTATCGTGGTTATAGAGCGTTCCGCGGTTGTCCATCACATACGGCGGATCGAGCAGCACGCCCGT